CCATGGCGAGGATCATCTGGAGTCTCTGCAGGGAGGCGCGGAGATTGGAACGGTGCGATGCGCCGATCTCGGCGAGGATCTCGTTGGTGGTCATGCGGCGACCATGGAGGGTCTCGATGACATTCTGCGCGAAGGGGGACCGGGTCTTCATTTCGCGTCGGGTTTCATGGTTTCAAATAGTTGGTGATTTCTTGCTGTGCTTCTTCCGCTCCGTAGCAGACCACTGCCCGATAGCCGTATGCGTTGAGTCGGTCGAGCCACTCCTGCTGGACGTCGGACAGTCCGCCCCGCCCTCCTCGGACAGGGCGGGACGTTTCCGTCTTCAGTTCGATCCAGAGTCCATGGTAACCATGGGCCGGGACCGGGAGGCAGAGGTCGGGGACACCTGGTCGCACCCCTTCCTCCTTCATTTTCTTGGCGACGAGCAGGTTCCGGTGCCCACCGTTGGGGATCGCGAACAGCATGTGGATGCCGGGGAGTTCGCGGCGCATCTTCTGCGCCCAGAGAATGAGATGAGCCTGTTCCTGGTGTTCGGTTCGGTAGAGTCTCATCTTCCGAAGAATTTCCTTTCCCGCGCCTCGTCGTAGGCAATGTCGGAGAGATGGTCGCAGGTATCGCAGTCGCCGTGAGGGTTCCCGTGGCGGCAGGTGTTTTCCTTGGGGTATCCCTCCTCCTCGGGGAAGGGATCGTAGACGACGTTCTGCTCCCATTCCGGGTCGGGGTCGTGCTGCGCGGCTTGCTCCTGATTCCATGCGTCCAATGCCTTGCGGATCGCTTCCGCGACGGACTCTGGCGGGGACATCACTTCGAGGACATCTTCGAGTGCGGTATACCAGTCAGGAGGCTCCGGGTGGTCCGGTGGGTCGAGGTAAAAATCGAAGTTCATACGCCGCAAAGACCTTCACATTCGGATTGGAAGTCGAACACGAAACCGTCCCCACGCTTGTCAGATGGCGTGAAGTCAATTTCACCAATAGGGACAAGTGACCGGTGCAGATAGGGAATCGAACGCATGGCCTGGTCTTGCTTCGCCGCATCCTGCAACTGCTTCTCAAACAGCACCGCATCGGCGAAATCCTTCGGGTGGTCCTGCTTCAGACGTTGCCATTCATGGTCGGAGTGAAACGGACAGAATGTGCATGCGCTCCGAGGAGGTTCTGGAAATCCGTTTCGCTTCATCCAGTCGAGGCAGTCCTGACGTCTCATTCCAAGCTCGATCAGGGGCCAACGATGCTGGCACCAAGGTTCCCGAGAGGGTTTCATCCGAACGATCTCATCCCGAGAAATCCCGATCATTTGCGTGACCGTGACCACCTTCTGTCCACGCTTGATCCCGGCAAGTTCGCGAACCTTTTTCGTGATCGGGATTATCTTGTGGTCGGTCGTGCATTTTCTGCTCACGATCCCGACCCCACCTTCGGGCTTTTTCACGAACGCAGGTATAGCACTTTTCCTGTAGGTCTTTCCGCTTTTACCTGAGACCCTGAGTTGCAGTTCACGGTCGCGCAAAGATCCTGCCGTCACCCGGTAGATTGGGAACGGGTTGGGACTTTCCGAGATCTCTTCTTCGAGAAAATCCAACCAACGATACACCTCCGCAGGTTCGGAAATGGTATCGGAAAAAATAGCTCCGTCGATGGTTTCATCGATTGCCTTAGTCGCAATCATTAAAGCAATGGTAGAGGATTGAACTCCAGCACCAAGGCTGAGAAAGTTGAACGGGGTCGGTGGTGGTGCGTCCAGTGTGGTCATGCGTCCCCCTTTCCAAACTCAGCTTCGTAGGCAGCATGCTCATGCCGGTATGCCTCCTCGACGTCCTTGCTGAACGCGATCAGTGCGGCGAGCAGTTCCTCGGTGAACTCGCTCCGGGGCGTGAACACGCGGAGGTTGGCGAGATCGGGGTTCCAACTTTGGAACCACCACCCGGTGGCACCAGTCACCGCCATGCCGCCATGGACCTGGAACAGATACTGTTCCGGGAGGACACCTGCCCGCCGGTAGGCAATGTGGGTGCTTGGCACCGGAACCTTGCCCTCGAAACCGTGACCCTCTTCCATAAGGAGACCGTCCGGAGAGCATCCGAAGAGACCGTGCTTCGAGACGCAGAGTCCGACCTGGGTGACGCCGGTTCCGGCGAAGGTCTCGAAGGCGGAAACCGCGACCGGTTCGAGGTCGGTGCCGCGTTTCATGGCGGCATTCTCGAAGTTGGGTTCCTGCCACAGGTTCGCGGCACCGGCAAGGATCCGGCAGATCGCCGACTCCCGCGCCTTCTGGGAGGTCTTGTCGTTCTTCAGCAACCAGAGACCGAAGTCCGAGGCAGTGAGGAGTCCCCGGCGGGCGGCGAACCACTCGTCGCTTCGCTGGGGCATGTGGTGAATGTCGCAGTCTGGAAATTTCATCGGATGGATTGAAGGATGTGCTTGTCGGGAAGGTGGTCGATGGAAGGCTCGATGGCGGGTGTCGCCGGGATCAACTTGGCCGGGACTACGATCTTCGGAGTGGCGGGGCGAAGCTTGCCCCGGACCATGCGCTCTGGACGCGCCTTGATCACCGTCTGGGGCCGGATATACTCGGGCCGATAGTCGGCACCGTTGCTGGTGTCCACGCGTCCACCAGCGACAATGTAGCGTTGGAACCGGTCCTCCAGCTTCCGCATCTGGGACTGGGTGAGGTCGAAGGAGGTGACCTTCTCGTCGTGGAGGAGTTCCTTCACGGCGCGGAGGTTGATGCGGAGGACGCGCCTTCCGGCGAATTCCTGCGAGTGGAAGAGCGATGGCGGGGCTTTCTCGAACGTGCCTTTCATGCTTCTCCTTTCTGCCTGTCCAGCTTTTCCAGTTCTGCCTCAAGCCGTTCAATGTCGGTCTCCATGTTGCAAATCGTGAATCGCAGTTTGTCGATGACCAAATCCAGTCGCGCAACGATGTCGGCGCATGATTGCGCCGCGCCTCCGAACGAGCGGCATTGGTGGATGACGTAATCTTCTGTTCCGGTGGTGTTGCTCATGCCGCGCCTCCCTTCAGTTCAAAGGCGACCGTGAGAACGGTCTCCCAGTCGTCCGCAACACCGTGGAGGACGTCGTCGGGGAGTTCGGAGACCGGAGTCTTCCCGTCCGCGATGCCGAGGGTGACAAGCGCACCCATGAGATCCTTCACCTTGATCTTCGATTGTTCGATCAGTTCGCGGACCCGGTCGGATCCAGAGGGCACCGGAGCGGTTTCCTCGGCGACCGGCTCGACCACCACCTCGGCGGGAGCGGTGATGACCGGTCGCAGTTGACCGGCGAAGGGATTCGACTTCGGCGTGACGTTGGCGACCTGGACCTGGCGAGAGAACCCATCGGTGTCGATCAGTTCGTCCGAGGTCGGGAGACCGAGCGAGAGTTCCGGAGCGGTGGTCCGGATCATAAAGGTGGCGGCACGGTAGCGCAGCATCATCTGCGGCATGGTTTGCCACTTCGACCCGTTCTTGGAAACCCAACCCTCGGCTTTCGCCATGGCGAGGGAGACCCATGGTCCCTCGATGCGGTCCCCGGTGGAACGGACGGTCGAGATCGCACGGCAACGTCCACCGTCCTGCGTGTCCTCGTCGTAGGTGATCGGCTCGAAACGACCGCATGAGTTGAAGCACCCGATGAGGAACTTCGCGGAGAAGGAGGGTTTCCCATGGATGACATCCACGTTCTGTGCGACCATGAACGGAGACGCGCCCATGCGCTCCGCGAGTTCGAGGGCGATGAGGCAGTTCTCCGGACGACCGGAGAATGCCTTGGGCAAGAGATCGGACTTCGACAGAAGGTCCGCTTGTTGAAGTGCCGCAGCATAGCGGCTTTCCGAGTAGATTGACATTTCGTTCATAAGATTGGCCCGCGTTGGTCGGATGCGCGGCCCCCGTTGTGCTAAAATTCAGTATTCCCGTTGCGCGTCCACCGACAGAGCCTCAATTCTCAAAAACTCCTCTTGGTCAATGCTCGCCGGATCAATGATTTCTCCCGTCTCCAGGTTGATCGCGGATTCAATCCTGTCCGAGATATCGATCTCGCACAGCGCATCTTCCTGCGAGGAAAGGAACGTTTGAATTGTCATGTCAAAGTCGATTCTGCGATGGCCAATTCGATCAGCTTTCCCGGCGCGATGTCAGGCATCAACTTGATCGCCCTGGAATCGCGGAACCGTTGCCGTTCCGTCTCCATCGCTTCGAGCCGTTCAACCTCGGCGCGTTCCTGTTCGCAGATGCCGCCAATTGCGGCCCGCGCACCGGCAAGGAATGCATTCGTCAAAAGCCGTTCGCATTGCTGGACGAGAAACTCCGAGGTTCCGCGTTCGCGAAGGGCTTGGATTTCGCCGCCAACGTGCTGTTCTTTGGTGCGGTGCAGGGTGAGGAGAAGTTCGCTCATGCGTTCGTTTTTGGGTTCAAGATTTCAAGGATGGAGTCCCAAGGGACAAAAGAGGCGACCAGTTTCCGACCGATCACGCGCACTCCATTGCCGGAGACTCGGACGATTCGACCGGATCGCGTTCTCAGGGTCTTGTGAGAGCGAAACTTGATCCGCGTGCCGATAGCGTGCCGCACGGGCATGTCGAGGATGAGGGAGGCGTTAGGGTTCATCGCACAGACTCCTCGGTTGCGGGTTGATTCGCGGCGTTGCGGATCGCTTCCGTAAGCATCCGCCGAGCCTGAGCGCAACGGCTCCGGTCCTGTTCCTCGGCGAGTCTGTCAAGGAGTTCACCGTCTTCGTCGTCAATTTCGATGAGGATTTTCATGGTTCAGAGGCTCCATGTCAGGTATTCGGGGAGACGGTCGGCACGCATGACCTTGTATTCGGGACGGCTGGACTCGTTGTGTGCGAGGTAGTAAGTGTTGCTCTCAAGGTCGGCGACGTGAGCGCGGGCCTCGGCGGGGTCCGCGAAAATCATGGCACGTTGTCCGGACTGGTCCATCACAAGACTGCGCTCGTTGGAGGGGCCGTAAAAGTTTCGGGTTTCTCGGATCACATAGTCGGTGGCAGTGACGGTCATAATCGTTTCTGGTTTCGTCGCCGGATCATCCTTGCGACGGCGTCATCTTAAAACGCCTTTTCGGCGAGTCAACGAAAAACTTTAAGTTTTTTAGCCAAAACTTTAAACTGGGGGAGGAGCCGTCAGACTTCGATGGCGTCAAGCAATTCCCGCGCCGCCTCGATGAGGTCGCCCGCGTGATGCTCCAAAGGCGAAACCCACTCGGACCCGTCAAACCCATCCTGATCGGCTCCGCGATAGCCAAGGCCACGCAAATGCGGCGGCAGATCGTTGACGTCCCATGGAGGTCTCTCGGCGGGGAACCCGGTCTCCTCGACCACGCTCTCGACCTGGGTCTTCGCCTTCTGTTCGCGACGTTCGCACCAGACGCATCGAAAACCGATTTCCGGGACGCACAGGCAGACGTCGTCCGGCAGGGGCGCGTTCCGGCGCAGTCTCATTGCCAGTCGTCCTGCTCCCAGTCCGGAGGGGGCATTTTGATTGTCGCAATGGAGCGACCCACCCATGCTGCCGCGCCGAGAAGTGCGATGAGGGCAATGGCAATCATGGGGCGAGTTCCTCCTCGTTCCATTTCCTCGCGATCACCAGTGCCTTGTCCCACCGGTTGGCCAGTCCCTTCCAGAGGTTGTCCCGGCGACCGACCCTTTCGATCTCGTATCGCTCGCGCATGAGACGGAGCGCGTCGAGGAGTCGGGAGGCTCGTTTGTCGTCCGCGTCCTCGAGGGAGGCTCGAGTCTTCGGTCCCCACTGACCGTCGATCTGGACTGGGTAGCCGAGTTTCCGCAGTGCTTGCTGGACGATCCAGGCGGATCCCCCCGGTCCCCTGTTGAAGGTCGTGTCGAGGATGTAGAAGCGGGTTCCTGGAGAGAGCGAGATGCCTCTCAGCCCGGTGCCCTCAAGCGTGTATTGCTCGATGTATTCGGCGCACAGTTTCTCACGGTCCTTCGGGTCTGCTGCCTTGATGCGCTCCAAGGCTTCGGGATGGTATCGCTCGTTTATCCCGGCGATTTCCCACCGACCTCCACCGTCGTTTCCGGGGAGTTCGTAGAGGGTCGGGTGACCGTTGGAGTCACGACGCGCCTCCAGGTTCACGATGGCAAGGCCCGCTCTCATCGGCTCGGCGACCCGTCGTTTTCTCAGTCCTCGACGGGAACGGCGCGAAGCTTTTTTTCGGTGCGCTTTTTGTCGATGATCGACCAGATGACTCCGATGATACCGATGCCGGTGCCGACGACAACCTCGGTCTCCGAGGCATTGATGACGCCGCGAGATGCGAGGAAACCGGCGCCGAGGGTGAGGAGGTGGCGAATGAGTCCGAGGGAAACAGGGTTCATGGTCAGATGGTCTTGGGGTTCATGCCCCATCCGTCTGAACCCATGCCCGAAACGCAAGCGGATTTTACGGCTCAAGTGCCGTGACCCGTGCGTCGAGGGCGGCATCGGCGGCACCGTAGTCTCGCACGATCTCCTGCATGATCATGACCAACTTGTCGAGGGCAGATTCGAAAGCCTCGGCACCGAACGCGCCCCCGGAGGTGAGGTTGAGAAGTTGAGTGCGCGGAGTCACACGCTTGAGAATCAGGGTCGAGGTCGAGGGAATCGCCGGATTCGTCACGACACTGCCTCCGGTGATCCGTCCGTTCCCGTCCGTCACCGGCGTGAAGGCGAACTGTCCGCCGGTCAGAGTGGTTTCGACACCGGTCGAGGTGACCCGAGAAATCGCGACCAGGTGCGAGGCATCGGCGAGCGGGAAGTTCACCGGGTAGGTGGTGACGGTGGAAGCGTTGCCGTCGTGAGTGATTTGAGTGTCGAGGTCGGTGTGCATGAGGTTCAGTCGATGAGGTTGCGGGTGAGACCTTCGAGGTCTCGGTAAATGTGCATCAGGGAGGCGGCAGCAGCAATCGTGTCCGACTTCAGACCCATTGCCATGAGGACCATCTCGAGGTCTTTCGAGTCTGCTGCGTCCCCTCCAGGGAGAAGATCGATGAAGGATCCGGGCGCCTGTCCAATCGCGGAGAGCAGAGTGCCTTCGGGAACGTATTCGCCGGAAAGGCGGAAGAGAGCGTTCTGCACCTCCTCCCCCACAAGGGGGATTCCTGCCATCCAGTCCGTTGCCATCGCGAGCATGATCTTTCGCGGACCCCAGTTGCGCTCGTCAAAGAACTCCTCGTCGTCGTCGTCCCGCATGTCTCTCCAGACGGAGCGGACCAGTGAGGAGATGACGGCATTGAGACCGAGGACGTAGAGTGCCGCCCGCGCACCATCCTTCCCTTCCCGGTTGAAGGCAGAGTAGAAGAGGAGAGCGAGGTTTTTCCGAGGTTCACTCGCAAATGCCCAGACCACCTTGGCGAGGGGATCGGTTGTCGTGACCTCCTTGATCGACCTGGTGCCGGGGCGGGTCGGCTGGGCAATCTCGTCCATGGTGCGCTCCGTCTCCATCCGCGCCTCCTCCCTCGCAGTGTCAATGTCGAGACCTGCCTCCCGCATCCGTTTGAACTGGTAGTCGTAGATGATCGCGTAGGTTCCGGCAGTGAAGAGACCATCGGTCCCGGAGAGGAGTTTTCCGATTTCTCGGACGGCATGCTTCACTGCGTTGGGCTTGCTTGCGCGGAGACCGTCCATCGCGACCTGGAGGGAGGCGGGCATCTGCCGGATCCTGCGTTGCATGTATTCACTGTTGAGGGCATCACCCCAGGCGAGATTCCCAGAAAGGAGTTTCCCAAGGCGGGTGATGTAGGATCCGACCGGCATCTTCGCCGTGGCGGCAGCAAGCTGGGTGACCTGCACGGCAAGCGTTCCAATCCGACCGACCAGTGCCATCGATGCGGCACGACCGTAGATTCGGTTGATCCCCTTGTTGATCGCGTAGTGAGCAGCAGCATCACGGGTTCCACCCTGGGCGAAGTAGTCGAGCCACCCTTGAAGCACCTTTGCCGCTTCCTGCCCCTCCTTCGCTTCGATGGCGTTTCGGACCTCCCGGTTGCCGAGTCGGGCCTGGGCTTCTTTCGAGAACTTCGCGTAGGCTTTCCAGTGCGCGAGTTGCTTCTTGTGGCCGATGTAGACTTCGATGGCGTTTCGAAAATCCGGTTCCGCGACGGTTTGCGAACGGGTCCGAAGACTTCCGGGAGTCATCGATCCCGTGGACATGCTTGTGCCGGTGTTGGGATCCAGCATCTGCCCCTGCTTCACCTGCTGTGGCTTGACGCTGATGGGCGAGTAGAAGTGATGCTTCGGCAGGTTGATTCCGTTCAACTCTCGGAAGACCGGGTTCAGAGTCTCCCACTCGCCAGCATATTGCACGGTCAAGAAGTCAAGAACTGCCACCCCTTCCTTCGAAAGTTGCGACTCGAGCAGGTCAACGAAGCCCTGATCGTAGGACCAGGTGGAGATGACATTGCCCTTCCCGTCACGCTTGCCCTTCATGTGGCGGCGCCCGTCTTCCTGCCGCCACATCATAATGGCAGAGATCGCTTCGAGTTCGGCCATGGGACCGGCACTGGTGTCCATACTGCGCTGAGACATGCGCCAGAGGAGTTTCTCACCGTCGAGGATGCTGCCACCGGCAAGGTCGGCAAAGAATTTCTCGAGGTCGTCGTTGACCTGCTGGATCTCATCCTCCTTCTGATTCGATGCGACACGCTCCCGGTCGGCGAACCAGTTCTTCCATTTGCTTTTGTCACCCACTGCCTCGCCGACAACCTGGGCGAAACCAAAGAGGTCTCGTAGCCACTCCCGTGCGCGACCTTTCTGCGTGGCATCTTCCGCCTCCGTCGCGGCTCGTCGCTTGCGGGTTCCGGCGCCTCCGACATCGGAGATGATATCGGCACGGTCCTGCTCGCGAAGCTCACGCTCGCGGGCGACCCGTTCCTTTTCGCGCAGGTAGCCGACCCGGAAGACCTCCTCGGCGGCATCGACGGCAGCAGTGCGGCGGGCGGCATCTGCGCCCCGCTTCGTCAGCACCTTGATCGGTCGCCCGTTCTTGTCGGTCTTTCCGGAATCCTCGTAGGTGTCGCCCCAGTCGGCGAAAAGTCGCACCAGGTTCGCCTCGATCTGGGCATGCGCCTCCTCCTCGGGCGACAGTTCACCGGAAGCGATCCGGTCCTCGAGACCCACTGCCCAAGTCTCGGCAGTGTCGCCGTCCCAGAGCATCGCTTCCTTGAGCTTCCGGAACAAATCGTGGATGTCGGCACCCGCCTTCCCCTTCGGTGCCTTCCCGGCGGCATCGCGGACAGGCTGAGCTTGCTTGAAGAGTTTCTTCCGCCGGGTCTCCGCTTCCTTCCGGAGCCACTTCTCAACCTCGATGTCGATCTTCTTCACCCGCGCCTCGATCTCATCGAGCATGGCATCGGGATCGGTGAGCTTCGCGATGGCAACAAACCCGCCGATCTTCCCGCGAACCTCGGCAGGGAGCGCACGCAGGATCGCGTC